GCGAAATCGACATTCACCATGGTGACTAGCGCGCGATTTAGTTTTGAGCGTTTTACATTTAGTTTTGAACGCGTGTTAATTATAGGGCAAATTTCGGGGTTAATTAGGGGTCACTGGCTGGGGTGTGCAAGGTGCGGCAGCCCATCGCCAGCAATGAGCAGATGACTCGCGAAGCTGAGCTGCAGAAACCCATCACAGCGATTCCAGTAGGGAGAATCCGCCGCGGGTCAGATCGCCGTCGATGTCTGAGTATCCGCCCCATGTCGGCACGCCATAGAACACGAGCTCATCGAGTCGGTTGAGGTCATCAGATCTCAGGATCAAGCCTATCGGTTTGTCAGGGCCACTGGATCGGATGGCGTCGAACAGATTAGGGTAGCCGCTGACTGATGGCGGGACGTCGTCGTTATTGACGTTGCTGGTGAAGCTCACCAGCGATACCACGTCGACGGTGACATCGTACTGCAGGCTGGTGGCCTCGATGACCAGGTCATCACGAAGCAACTGGGGGATGGTATTGCTCCTGTAGTTGACGCCCTGGCTGAGCGTATCGGGAATGAATAGCCCGCCGCCTTCGCTGCGCAGCGTGAGAGACATATCGCCAGCGCCTGAGGCTGGCGCGCTGACGTCGACATCTATGCGGTATCTGATCCACTTCCCGGATACTCCTACACCGGTCAGGACATTAGGCAGAGTGATTGTGCCAGACGCGCCAGAGCTTATCGTGTAGCGGTCCGTTGATGGTGATGACCATCCGCCAGTCAGCACTCCTGCAGGTATCGCTATGGGGTTGAGGTCTGAAGGTGTACCGGACAGGATGTCGGTCCTGATCAGGCCCTGATTCACCTGTAACTGCCTGCGCACTGAACCGGGGCCGCCGAATATCTGACCGCCCTGCGATTGCTCATTTATGGAGGTTGTCACTGGTGTGACACTCCATCCAGCATCTGCGATCTCATCATCCTGCAGCGCCTGGTAGACCTGCATGTAGCCGATAGCCAGGCGGTCAGCGGTAAACGTCTCCAAGTCTTTCCGGATCTCCACGCGCAGAGTGCCGCTGATGGTCTGCTGCTGATCAAACAGGAATATGGCGTGAGCCTCTGAAACGGCCGTTCCCCTGGTGACAAGTAGCTGGCCGGTAATCTGCGTCACGCCACTAAACACCAGCACGGTGGCGCTGGTGAAATTTCGCACCCCCCATATACCGATAGCTCCCGCCACATACCGACCTGTAACTGGTGTCGTGTTCATTTGCCATTCTACAGTTTCGCTATCGTGACGAGCTTTGGGCGACAGTTGAGGCTGTCGAATATTATCATCGCCTTCCACGGTGCCGACATCGAGGCTGAACCAGTCACTTCGTCCCAAATCTTCGGCTTCATATAGCATTATCGCAGCCATCAGATTATCTCCATAGCAATAGATCGACACGCGGGCCGATGAGTCTGCGGGTGACGCCCACCAGGGCGGTGTCGACGCCTGATTGTAGGCCCTTGCCCGGCCACGTGACATTCACCTTTTGAAACGGGCGCAGATCAGGCAGGTCGCTTGTGAGCATGGGCACGCGGATGAACTGGCGGCGGACGCTGGCGATGTCAGTGACATGATCTGCGAGGGCCTGCAGGCTGGTTTCGTCCACCACGGTGGTGGGAAATATGCAGCGCTTCTCAGCCCAGGCATAGAACGGGTGCAGGCTGTTGGCACCGGTGACCACGAAGCGATGCTCGGCTGCCACGTCTTCGCGCTTTTGCATGTCGCTGGCTATCGCGCCGGCGCTGCTCTCGGTGGGTATCGGCAGCCAGTTGCGACGGCCGCCGAATGTATCGGTGAGGCCGGGCATGAGGTCGTCCTCGACGGTGACTGTCTCGCCTGCCGGGATCTGCTCCGGAGTGATTTCCAGCACCGGGCTACCGCCAATGTCGCCAGGGTCAACCAGCCGCGCGAAGCGCATGACGCCAGCCTCGTCGATGTACTTGGTGGCGAGGAACTGCCCCAGCAGCTGCCGGATGATGTCGTTGCCGGTGGTGGTCGCATCCAGCCACATGCCGAGCTCGTGCGACCCTACAGCGGTATCGAGCGCGGCCAGTCCGGTGGTGTCAATGTCGGCCACATCCCACCCTGCCTGCTCAGCAACGTAGGGGATCAGACCGTCCAGATCGCCGATGAATGTCTGCATGACGGTCTGCGGCCTGACGGTAAGATTATCGATCCTGATGCTATTGAATCCGGACTGCCGCCGGAACAGCACTCGGATCTGAGCATAGGTAGGCGTGAAGTCTACCTGCAGGCTCGATCCGGATGGAACCGCCCAATCATAAATGATGTGTTCGCTCGCCCCGTCGGTGTCAACGATCTTGATTTCCGATCTCGTGCCGAAGCTGCCATTGAACAGATCGACGTTGAGCCGGTGTAGCGTTCCCGCGCTCATGCCGATATTGCGCGTGATGGTTGCCGGTGTCGTTGTGCCGGTCACATTGTCCAGTTGATTGCTTTGAAGCTCAATCGTGTTCAGTCCGCTGTCAACCGTAGTCCAGCCAGGTGGGTTAATTCCATTGGAGCCAGTAAACTGCCCAGCGCTGCCCACAATATCGGTCCCGAAGCCGGACGACACCGATATGCTGCTGCCCTTAACCTCGGCAGTGATTCGCCCGGCCGGGGTGATGAGCATTTCAAAACCACGCCCAAGCGGATCCCACTGTGCGCCGGTGGCGGGGTTGCCGTTGCTCTGCACCTCGATCACCTCATAGGGCGCTTCGGTGTGTACTGCGTATTCGAGATCGTTGGGCGTCTCCAGCACAGCAGGCACTTGCCAGCAATGACCCAGCGTTACAGGCACGGGTAGTCCCCGGATACGGGCGTTGGGTGTGGTGTCGGTGTAAAAGTCGGTCTGCCAGGTGCCCTGCAGCTTGATGTCGCTGGCGGCGAACACCACTATCAGCCGGCCATTCTGTCCGGTGCCGATGAAGTCCACCACCGGCTCGGCCACCACCGCATAGCTGCCGAATGGCGCCGTGCTGGGACCTGCGAGCAGGCGGGCCGGCTTGTCGCGGACGTCGGCTGTGTGCAGCCAGTCAAACACGCCATCGGCACTGATCACCTCGGCCTGGCCGATGCCACTGCTTGTTGTGGTCTCCCAGATCCACAGACCAGCCTGCAGCTCGTAGGTGGGCACGCCCACCAGGCGCGGGTGTACGTCGGTGGATTGTGCAACCGGGAATACTGAGAAACGAACCAGTTCATCGCCGCTACCGCGATCAGCAGTCAGCTCCAGAATGATGTTGTCGCCCTGTGCCATATCAGCCTCCGCAGCTACCCCCGCCGCGTGACTGCTGACCGACGAAGGCGTCACGCCTGGCGCTGAATTTCAGTTCACTGAAGGAGTTGCTGATCGCGGCGTTGCCGGACGAGATCACGCCGGTCTGGTTCTTTCGTTGATCGTTTCCAGCCTCTAGCAACGCCTCCAGACGCTCCAGCCGCTGCACTACCGCTGTGCTATCGCCGCCGGGGCCAATGCTGAGACCGCTGCGGCGGGCAAAATCGCTGACTGGTGACGGCAGGATGATTTCACCGGCATGCACCAGCGCCGGGCCTGTGCGTGGGACTGAGCCGCTGCCCAGGGCAAAGGCCGGGATACCGGCCTCGCTATTCTGCGCCTGCAGATTGTCGGCGATCCTGCCGAGGTCAACAGCCATTGTGGTCAGCGGTTCGAGGCCGGTGACCATATCCTCTATCCCTACGTTAATTTTTGTGAGCTCGTCGATCTGCGCATCGGCCTGTGAAGTGATGTCAATATCATCAAAGAATGGGGCCAGCTCATTGCGGAAACCGGGAGCGAGCTCATTGACCAGCCGCTCCAGTTCCGTGACGTCACCGGTTTCCTCTGCATCTCGAAGCGCGTCCTCAATAGGGCCAGCAATTTCAGGGGGGAGCCCTGATAGAGCCAGTTCAAAACCGTCATTCAATAGCCCGGTGGCGTCGGTCAGTGCGCCGAGGCTTATGCCTAGCTCATTCTGCAGCTCATCCAGCGACAGCCCGAATTCCTCAGCCAAACCACCGAGAATCCCGACCTGCTCAGCGCTGAGATTCTTGAGATCGACGCCGATAAACTCAGTTAGCTGCTCCAGCGACAGGCCGCTGTCTTCGAGAATCTGCAGCACGTCCTGATCCAGATCGGCCAGCAGGCCAAGCTGTTGAATGAGCTGCTGCGCCAGTTGCACCTGCTCCAGGGCGCTTTGCTCGATGCTGCTCGCGCTGCTGGCAATGCCGCCCACCTGCTGGCCGGTGACCGGCTCGGGTGCCTGTGGGCCGCTGGCTTGCAGATCGGCCAGGCGGTCGAGCGTGGCCTGGAATTCATCGGGGAATATGCCGACGCCGCCGGTGAACGATGACAGCTCACCGAGGAACTGATTGACCAGATCGGGCAGGCTTTCCAGCGCATCCACGTCGCCACCCTCAGCAGCGGCGAACGCGGCATCAAGCTGGGCACGTGCCTCGGCCAGGCGTTGCTCCGGAGTTAGTGGTGAGATGCTTGACAGCAGCAGATCATCAATGAGATCACCGATGCTCTCCAGCGCTGCCACCTCGCGGCGGAATCGATCATCCACGGCGTCATTAACGCGTGAGATACCACCGAGGCTGCGGCCGACCAGTGAGCCTCCGGATTGCCCGAGCAGTTGCTCACTGATGGATTGCACACTAGCCAGAAGATCGTCAGCGAGTGCGGAGAGCGCAGCCTGGCGCGCAAACTCAACCTCCAGCACTTCCTGCTGGGTCGTGGCCAGGCCCAGTAGCGCATCGGCTCGCTGATTGATCTGGTCGATCTCTGATTGCTGGATACCCAGCAGTTCATTAATACCCTCGCGCAGGCTAGCTCTGCGCTCAGCCTCAGCCTCAGCCAGTGCCGCAGTTCTGGCCCTTTCAATTTCGGTTAACTCTGCTTCACTCTGGGCCAGCTCTGCAAGTGCATCAGCTCTGCGATTGATTGACTGGACTTCAGTTTCCGTGATTCCGAGCAGGCTATTGATCCCTGCTTCAAGACTCGCGACGCGCTCGGCTTCTATCGCGGCCAGTTCTTCCTGTGAATGCAGCAGTGCATCCACTGCCACGCCAGCCTCGATCAGTATCGCAAGCTCTTCCGGCGACAGAATATCGGCAAGCGACTCAAACGCTTCCCTGAATCCAGACTCGGTAAACAGTGCGTCAGTGACCTCGATGCCCAACGTGCCGAACAGTTCGGATGCGCGCTGCCGGGCCAGTTCCGCATCGTTCTCCAGCACTTCACCGGCGCTGAAGAATCGTTCGGATATGGTCTCAAGGCCGCTGGTCAGCCGATCAAGATCATCCCCAAACGCGCGGGTCAGGCTATCGCCGAACCGAATCAGATCATCACGGGATTCGCCGAAAGTCGTACCCAGCAAGCCGCCAAGCTGATCTAGCGCCGCCGTGGATTCCAGCAGGCGCTCAAACGAATCGCTCAGCGTCTCGCCTGTTCGGGCCAGCTCATCAACGATAGCGATGGTCTGTTGCAGTGCCGGGCTGGATACGTCGGCAGCGTCGCCAGTGCCCGCGATGACTGAATTGAACTTGGCAACGTCGTCAGATGCTGACTGGATGCGGATCGGGCCGCCAAATCCCGGATCTCCGATTGAACCGCCCGGACCACCACCACCGCTCGGCGGGCCGATGGGCGCGGGTGATGGGGCTGGAGCTGGGTTAAATCCAGCTCCGGTAAGGCCAAGCGTGTCACCCAGCGCGAACCGGGTTCCGATGTCAATGATGTCGTTCAGGCGCTCAATGCGATCTTCCAGCAGGCTGGCTTGATTGACGATTCCCTGAGTGAAGCCGTCAAACGCTGACAGGACAGCGTTAAATCTCGCCTCAAGCAGCTCCCCCGTGCTAAACTTTTTGGCTTTGGCCTGCTGATCAAACTCAGCCAATGCAGCGTTAATAGCATCCAGATTGCCAGCGCCGTCAATCGCAGTGGCTATAGCCTTGTCAAACTCCTGAATGGCTCGCCTGATCTGGTCTGCGACCTCTGGTGGAATTTTCCGCAAACCGAGGAACACTTCACCCAGATCGGTTTGTAGCGCTTCAACGTCCTTGGTGCCAAATCGCTCTACGTCAGCGTCGCCGGATATGCTGATTCGCGGGGCCTTGGTGAAGGCGTCAAAAATCGCGTCCCCGATTATATCCCCAATGATGCCGCCGATTACTGCACCGGCAGGGCCTGCGATTGCACCCAGTTTTTCGCCGATTGCGCCTCCAATATCTTCACCAATATCACTCGCGATATCTGATAACGCACCGCCAATCTGAGTGCCTATAATAGCGCCAGCGCCAGCCAGCAGCCCAGCACCAGCGCCCTGCTCACCGCCAACCGTTATGGCGCGCCCAAGAGCAAAAGCGATGCTCTCGCCGAACTCCTCTGCGTCATCGTCCAAGTCAGCAAAAGCCTCTTTGAAGCTGGCCGCAATCCTGTCCGTAAGGCCACTGAGCCCAAATGAGGTGAGACTGGTCCCAATGGCTTCGCCGATGCCTTGGCCGTTCGCAAGCGCCCGTCCGATATTGTTGGCAAGATCTTCTGCCAAGCCGTCAAACGCACCGCCTGCCTCATCGCCAGCACCGGCCAGCCGCTCGATGGCGGCTGTGATACGATCAGCCCGCTCAACATTGCCCTCATTAAGCGCCTCTTCCAGAGCCAGATTCAGCAGCAGCAGTTGCTCATCCGCGCTGCTGATCGGGATGAGCATGGCGTCGATCTTTCGCGTGAACTCATCCGCCTCATTGCCAGCACCGGTGAGCGCGGCAACCTGATCATCGGCACGCCGATTAATCGCATCAATCGCATCGGCCAGGCTAATGCCAGACGCCTCCAGAGACTCCTGATTCTGCGTCAGCAGATCAATGGCCGAGGTGCGCTCAGCCTCGATCAGCGCCAGCTTGTCTTGTTCGGTGCCGTAGTTACCCAGCACCTGCAGGGCTGCGTTAACCGCATCTTTGTTGACGTTGACGGCATCTGTGTTATCACCTGTGGCATCGGTGTTGTCGCCGGTGGCCTCGGTGTTGTCCTCAGTGCCCTGAGTCAGCTCGCGCTGCTGCAACAGCAGCTCGCGGCGCTTCTCCAGCAACTCACCTAGTGATACCAGCAGCTCATCCTGCGAGTCTTTGAGTGCGTCGATCTGGTTGCTGCCGGTCAGGCCGCCGAATATCTCTGCATCCGGATCAATCTGATCAATCTGGGATTGCAAGTCGTTAAACGCGGCTTCGATCTCGCGGATGCCGGCATCGATCTCGCCCAGGCTGACGGCATTGAAGGCGGCGGTGATTTTGCCCGCCGCCTCGTCGCCTCTGACACCCAGCTCAATCAGCCGGCGTTCGGCCGTCTGCGAGCGGGCAATCACCACAGCCAGGCCGCCAGCCAGCACGCCGGCGGCGGTGATGATTGCCCCCAGCGGGTTGGCGCGGGCAGCCACGTTGATGGCGATGATAGCGCCGCGAATAGCAACCAGACTACGCAGCACTGAGCCCAGCGCAACAATGGCCGGGCCGATCAGGGCTGCCGCCGCACCGCCGATGATGACATTGCGACGGGTTTCGGAATCCATCTCGGTCAGCGACTGCGTGATGCCGCGCACACCGGTGATCAGCTCACTGACTACTGGCAGCATGTCGTTGCCTATGGCCTCGGCAGCTTCGAGGATGTCGCGGCGGATGAAGCGGATCTGTGCCGCGTTGTCGCCGGCGGTGCGGGCGGCATCGCCCAGGGCATCGGATGAGTCTGCAGTGATAGCGGCAAACACGGCTTGCGCCCTCGCTGCGCCGTCTAGTTCCTGCCCCTGCTTGATGATGCCCTCGGTGAGCGCTATCGCCTGCAGCCTGGTCTCACGGGTGTCGACGCCGAACCGGCGCATCGGCTCACTACTGCCGGCCAGTGACGATTTGATTGCCTCCAGAACTTCCTCGGTGCCAGCGTTGTTGAAGCTGCCCAGGTCGGCAGCCAGTTCCAGCGCCTGCACACTGAGGTCAGACGCTGAGCCACGTGCCAACCCCAGCGGTACCAGCAGATCCTGCACGCCGGCAGAAAGCTCACGCATCTCGGTGATGGTGAGTGGCACGGTGTCGCGTAGTTCGAGCAGTCTGGCGTTGACCCGCTCAAGCGAGCCGCGAAATACCACATCGAATTTGTTGGCCGTCTCGGTGGCGTCAATCGCCAGCTTGCTGGCAGCCGTGGCCGCAGCCAGCAGCGGTGCAGTCAGGCCAATTGAAAGATTGCGGCCACTGCGCTGCATCGACGCGCCGGCTGCATCGATGCGCTTGGCCAGCCGGTCTGCCGAAGTGCCGGCCTGGTCAAGCGTCGAATTGAATTTTTGCAGCGTACCGTCAGCGCTCTTGACCTCGCCCTGGAGCTGGCTGCCGTCTGCGCTCAGTACCAGCCTGAGACCGATATCACTCATTTGTTGCTCTTGGTCTGATCGCTGATGGCTTTTCGCGCAGCCTGCACGTAGTGGGCATCAAGCTGGATGACAGCCTGATGGAGCTGCGGTCGCAGCTCGACATCGTGCACGTTGGCGACAGCGGCGATTTCGGCTGTGTCGAGCTCTTGCGGACAGGGGATTCCCCAATCGTATGTGAGCGGCTTGCGGCAGGCGCGCCAGAGCATGAAAGCCTGCAGGTTGCTGCCAAGCACCTCGACCTCTTCACTGCGCTCGCGGCTCGGCGGCGGCCTGATGCCGAGCACCCGATACTCCTCATCGGCGTCGTCATCGGGCTGGTCGCTGCCATCAGATAGCGCTCTGCTGCCGGTCGGGTTCAGCTTGCCAAACGTCCGCCCGACAGCAGATAGTTTCCCAAATTGACCTTGGGCTGCTCAGCCTCCCACACCGCCATAATGGCGTTGCGATACTTGGGTGAGCGTTTCATGTACTCCAGCACTTCGTCTGGGCCCATCTCGGCACCGTCGGCACGCTCGATGCTGACACCCTCGATGCCAATCAGCACGCGGTCGATCATGGGCGTGGCGTTCTTGATGCCGTCGATGCTTTCGTCGAGCTGCTCGATGTCCACGCTGTCGGCCACCTCGCTGTCGCTCTTGATCTTTTCGCTTTTCACCTGCCGCGACAGGCGCAGCAGATTGCTGCGCAGCTCGACAATGGGCTTGAGCAGGTCGGTGATCTGTTGTTGGGCGTCGTTGACCTCGTCCGGTGGCAGGTCGCGGAACACGGCGACGAAGCTGGCCTCTACCGTTTCATCCACGCCCTGGCCGTGCTCAGTGGTGGTGATGGTGCGCTTCCAGTGCTGGCCGATTTTGATTTTCAGACTCATGGAGATAGTTCTCCTTGGTGGTTAAAAAAAGTCGGGGCGGGCAACCGATCTGGTCAATGCCAGCAGCCCCGTGTGGCTGTAAAAATAGCAGCCTGCGCTAAGGCAGGCTGCAGTGGCGATGATCCCCGCGGTGCGGATCATGCCGTATCACCAAAGGTGATGGTGTAGTCTTCGATCAGCGTGACCGGGATATCCCAGGCGCGCAGGCCGTCGACGTTGACGTTTTGCGGTTCGCCGATCTGAATGCCGGCGGCGCTGAGCGCGGTGGACTGGTTGGCCGTGCCGGTATCCAGCGACACCAGCAGCGGTACTTTCGTCGTGGTCTCGGCCAGGCTGCGGATATCCTTGGTGGCAATCAGCGGACGATACACCCGCAACGTGCCGGTGACGGCGCGCACTGTCTGCCGGGCAATCACGGCCTCGGAGTGGTAGGCCAGGCTGAGGGTGATACCGGGATCCAGATTGAGGCTGATGCCCTCCAGATTGGTGCTGTCGAGCGACACCACCATGTTGGCCTCGGTAAACGCCGGCGGGTCGAGATAGGCGCTGAGATCGTCAGCCGGTACCGCCTGCTCGGCCACGGCTGAGATGCGGCCGAGAAACTCCACGTTGGCCTTGGCGAAATCGTTGATGCCGAGCGCAATGCTGGTCAACCGGCCGCGTGCGCCCACCAGCGTGACCAGCTCGCCGGCATGGTTGAAGCCGATGGTGGCCGAGGGGAAATTGTTCAGCACGGGCTCATAGGTGACGTTGGCCGGCGGCCCGCTGACCTCGGTCTCGGTGTGACCGCAGTTGCGCAGCAGGCCACTGAGCGGACCGGCGCTGCCTGCGGTGGCACCGCCGATGAGTTCTATCTCACCGGTGATCAGGCCGCGCCTCCGCACCGGCACATTGGGCCGGGCACCACCGTCGGGCTTGTCGCGATTGAGCTGAATATTGTCGGTCTGGATCTGCACACTGCCGTTGTTGAGCAGGATTCCATCGCTACCAGCAAGGGTTTCAGCAACGTTTTCTGTCGCCTCGATTTTGTGGCGAACGGCGCGTAAATCGAATATGTCCAATGGCATGGCTGCTTACTCCTTGGCTTCGTTGGGCTTGGCACCGGCGTTGGCGTTGCCGTCGTCGGGTTTTGCTGCGGCGGCCTGCCGGGCCTGTTCGCGGCGGCGCATTTTGGTTTTGCCGGGATACGGCTTCTGCGGCTTGTCCAGGCGTTTGGCGCTGGTGATGTTGCCGTGTTTGTCCTTGCTCACGCGGTAGCTGCCGCCTGGCTGTAGGGTTGGTGTTTTGTCGCTGCTCATGGTGTTAACTCCAGATGGATGTTTGGAAGCGGTCTCGAAACCACATGGCATTTTTGTTCAGGCCGATCGGCTGGCCGCCGCGATTGACCACCGGCACGGTGGCATCGGCAGGCTGCCAGCCGACCAGCGCGGCCCAGCAGTCTTTGCGCAAAACGCGCAAGGCGTCGGTAGCCTGACCGCCGTGCGTGTCGCCGTAGTGACGCAGTGCCAGCACCAGCTCCACGGTCACCAGCATGCGCCGGCGCGGGGTCGGGCTCTCGGCACTGGCTGGTACCGACTCGCTGCCCGGCAGCACCCATGCTGCCGGCACCGCTCGGGTGATGTCCTGCACCTGCTGCAGATCCCCGGCTAGCCCCACCGTATTCAGGCTGCCCACCTCGGACTGCAGGCGCGCCACCCACAGGGTGAGGTCCAGCGGTGCACGCGGGGTCATAGACATACATCGTGGGCGGCCCAGTCAAAGTTGCTTTTTGCCTGCTTCACCACGACCCGTGCCGAGGTCTCGGCACCGGCGTCGTCGCTGCTGATGGCGGCTTTGCCGGCGGCGGCATCACGCAGCCACTGGATGGCAGACTTGCGCCTGGCCCCCACCTCTTCGGGGGCGTGGTCATCGTGCAGGCTGGCGCGAGCCAGATCGGCGGCGATGCGTACCAGCACATCGGGCACCGGGCTCACCGGCACAGTCACACGGGTGCCGATGTAGCTGTCGATGAGCGCGTCGGCGTCCTCCAGCGCGGTGGTGACCACGGCAGCATCGATGGCGTCGCCGGCCATATTGGGCGCAATCTGCAGCAGCTCGTCCTCGCCAAAGCGATCGATGAGGTTCTGCTGGGTGGCGTAGGTCATGGGTACAGGCTCAGACGGTCAGGACGTGCTGATTTTCGAGCACGGTGGCACCGCTGATACCACCGACTGCGGTGATGTCCTTGAGCTTGCGAAACGGGCCATTGGCCTCGCGGTGCTTGACCAGATCGGTGGCGGTTTTCTTGCCGATGCCTTTGGCGGCTTTGGCAATTTCGGCCGCGCTGGCGGTGTTGACGTTGAGCTTGGCGGCAGGCTTGTCCTGACTCATGCCGGCGTCGACATCGGCAACGGCTCCCGCTGCGAGCAGCGGCGCGGCCTCGGCATCTGTCAGGCTGATATAGGCACCCGGCTCGTAGCGTTTGCCGTTGTGGCGGATCGGTGATGCCACGATGTAGTCTGTTTGTTCGCTTGCCATGTTGCCTGTCTCCGGTTGATAAAGCCGCCCGGTCGTGCCGGGCGGTAGGCGTTGGTCGCCACCCTGACTACCGCCAAGTAGTTCTGGTTTCCGGTTACGCCACCGCGTCGGTGATGAGGTAGCCGGAACTGATGCCCGAGAGCACCGGGGCGCGCTCGTAGCTGATGCCGGCCATCCAGCTCCGGCTTTCGCGATCCCACTCTGCCTGCTCGGCTATGGGATGCAGCAGGCTGGATTCTTCCAGCGTGTAGGTGTAGCCGTAGCTGGGCTGCTCCATGCTGTCGGGCAATTCGGGCGCGTAGGCGACGATGATGTCCTTGCCCCACACATCGACGAAGCTGCCAGCGTCGTCCAAGTACTTGGCCTTGCCGACCAGCACCTGCGGCACATCGAAGAAGCTGGCCAGCAGATCGGTGGTGACCACACCGACCTGGGTGTGCTTGATCTTGTCGGTCAGCGCCGGGTGGTGCTTGAGCACATTGAACACGGCGCGGCCGAGGACGATCACGTTGGGGTCGGTCGCAGCCTGCGCCTGGATCGCGTTGACCGCGTCCTGGATGACGCCGGCCGGATCACTGTCGTCCAGATCGCTGAACTGGTCGGTACCGCTGAGCGTGACCTTGTTGCTGCTGGCGTAGTTGGCTGCGTCGCGGGCCAGATCGGCCTGTTGTTTTTCCAGCCCCAGATGCATGACGTTGAGCACCCGGTTGCTGGCGCGGGTCAGAAGATCAATGCCTGGCACGGCGTTGGCATCGCGCTGGTGCTCGCGTGGCACCTTGGCATCGAGCGCGTGGTTTTCCAGCGCGAAGGGTTTGCCAACGTGGCCGAACTGGATGCTGGGCACGTTGTCGCCCGGCGCGCGGACGGTGTTGTACAGGCGGAAATCCTCGCGCCCGAACTCAATCACCTGGCCGCCGGATGCCTGCACCGGCACAGTGGGAAACAACGCCATGCCGACGTTGGTGGGGTGGCGAAAACCCTGCACCACATTGGTGAGGATCGGATCGATGACGCGTATGCTTTTCGGGGTGCTCATTTATCTGCTCCTGTTGATCAGTGGCTGACCAGGGTGACTTCAATGTCGTCGTCAGCTGATGCGGCGCCCATGCTGCGGGCGACGCCCACGCCTGAGTCAATTGGTATCAGCCGGCCTGTGGTGCCAACCTCAAGCTCGACACCAGCCGCGCTGATGGTGGCACCGGCCTTGGCTGCTGCCAGGCCCATGCGGTTGCACTGCACCCGTTCGCCGATTTCGGCATCGTGCAGGGCAATACCAAAGATGGCGGCGTCGGGCGCTGCCACCGCACCGGCGTAGCTGACTGCCTGGCCCTTGCTGATGGCGGCAGTGGCAGTGACGCTGCCCTGCCAGATTGGAATGTTGAGCGCGCTCATGCTGATACCTCCACAGCCTTGACGGCGGTAATAAAGTCACACTTGTTGGCCCGCTGGTATTCCAGCGCTTTGGCGTGCAGCTCGGCACGCTCGGCATCCACGGTGCTGCCGGCGGGGGCGGCAAACTGCACCGCTGTGCCACGCTGGCCAGCGGCAGCCTGCTCGGACTGCAGCTTCTGCAGCTCGGGCTGCACCGGCAGTTGTGCGACGAAGCTGGCGAAGAAATCTGCCGGCGTCTTGCGCACTGGTGCACGGCCGTCGCCCTGGCTAAAATCCATCTCCGCCTCGGCGTTGAGGTTGGCCATGAAATCGGCCATGCCAGCAGCCTGTGCCGGGCTCAGCCGACAGTCGTCGATGGCCTGGTTGATCACCTGCTGCGCAGCACTGCGCCGGGTTGCCAGTGCGAACTCGGCGTTCTGCTGACGAAGCTGGTCGCGCTCGGTTTCGGCGGCGTTAAGCCGCTCCTGAATTTCTGCGGTGTCGGTCACTGGAGTGTCTCCGGGTTTGGGTATGTGTCGGGAAAACGATGGCAGCCCGGATGAGTCCGGCTGCTCGATGGCCTCGGCGGCCAGCGTGCGCGACTGCTCGGCAAGCGCGTCGATGTCGCTCTGCGGTATTAGCCGATCGGCCACGTCGAGACTGAATCGATCAAGCGTCCACTCGCGGAAGCGGCGGAAGAACCGCGCCAGCGCATTGGGGGTGAATGAATCTGGCATGGCGAAGTCAGGATTACTCAGCGTCTCCTTGATGGTTTCGACGGAGACCCCGAGCGCGCTGGCAAAACCCTTGATCCTCTCTTCGGGCGGGTTGTCAATCTCGCCACGCAGAATCTGGCTGACCGTTGACTCTGATATGCCTGCAGCGTCAGCAAGATCGGCCGTGCTCACTGACTTCTCTTCCATCAGACGGGAGAGCAATGCGCCAAGCGCTGACTTGCGAAAATCAGCCACCTCAAAATCGATGGCGTCAGCCGGCGCAGAATAGTTCAGCGCTGCCAAGCCATCCACGGCAGGCGGGGCAGCGCCCAGCCAGCCCACGTGCAGCAGCCGCCAGCCGCCCTTGTTGTCGGGCGCAATGCGCACCGAGCGCTTGGCGTAGTGGCCAGCGGCGACAGCGGCGGAGAACTCGGGAGCCACCTTGTCGAACTTAGCCTGCAGGCGGTCGCCAACACGGCGCAGCGCAGCGGTCCAGCCAAACGCGGGGTCGTTGGTTTTGGGGTGGCCGACCACTGCGGGTGCCGCATCGGCGGCGGAGTGGTTGGCGACAATGGCGTCCAGATCGGACTCGCTGAAATCGCGCGTGACACCAGCCGAGTCGGTGCGCCGCCCGGCTTTGAAAATGTCGATCCAATCTGCAAAAGGATTAGTCATGCCGCCATTCTTGCAGCGGCGCACGCAATTGTAAGGGGGAACGACTTCCCCCGATGGGCGGGCACAAAAAAGCCCCGGCGTCCCGGGGCTTGTTGCCGCTCGTCAGCGGCGGCTCTCTCAGTGGGTTTTAAGATATCGTTATTAAGTGCCGAAGCTTAATTCTAACTTGTGCGTTGCGGATGTCAATCGGGTCAGGCTACCCGGTTCCGTGCGCACCACCACACTGCAGGGTGCATGCGGCGTTCGCCGTTCTCCCATTTTTGCCAGGTGCGGAAATGAGAGAACACCCGTTCAGCGCACAGCTTCTGGGCATCGGTGACGCCAATATCACGGCTGTCCTGGATGAGCACGCGCAGTGCGCGGACTTCGGCAGGCGAAGGGTTTGCCGCCGGGTTTTCCCGGCGGCTTCGCTTGGGGTGGTTGCTCATTGCTGTGGTTCTCCCGCTATCGGGACGCTTCCTGCCATTCGCTCAGAGCTTCTGAGGCCATTTTGGTTGCCTGCACAGCCTCAGCTACGTGATCATTCCAAGCCTCATCAATAACTTCGGGGGCCTCATCGTCATCTGGATCAACCCCCCCCATCTCTAGCCAAACAGCGTCAAACCAGCCTGACGGGAAGTCGAAAGACTCAAGCTTGTCGCCGGATTCGGGAACATAACCGTTTATATCAGCGAAGCGCTGGAGCTCGGTGCCAAACTGGCCGAAATTGGTGTGGTGAAACATAATCTTCTCCTATCTGAGCCCCTGAATCCCCGAGGCGCGGTGCAGTCGTTATTGACTACAGTTCCTATTATATGCCCATTGGGCATAATGTCAAGCCCTTTCAAGCAATTATTTTTCCTGCCGCGCGAGCCACTCCACATAAGCCTCGAGCTGCTGCGGCTGATCTTCAACCATCGTGACGTTGAGCGCGGTGCTGCTGGCATCGCCCCAGGGCGAGAACTCCTTGGCGTGGCCGTCGACACTGTTGGTGATGCCGGGGTTGTCCGGGCCACGGGTGTGGATCCACACCGCGCCACTCATGCGGACATTAGAGAAAGGGCTGGTGAGCACACCAGCCACGTACCAGGCGTTTTTGTGCAGCTCACTTTTCACGGTGTACACGTGGCTGAGACCGTATGGCTTTTCCACGCTGCTGGCGATGCGCTGGATCTGCTGCGGCGATGCCGGCTGGCCGATGGCCGGTGGTGGCGACTGGCTGCAGGCGGTGGCAGTAATCAGCAGTATCAACAAAGCACTATATATAAGGTGTGTTTTCATGGTCATTGTTCTGGCTCCTGTTTGCGTTTGACTATGTACTCGCAGCGGCCCTCGCGCACTGCTCGCAGCAGCATGCTGTCCAGCCTCAGCGTGGCGTCTTCCTTGTCTTCATCGGGCAGCATTCGGTAAGTGTCGAGCAGCTCCAGCTCGTCCTTGTTCAGCCGCTCCTCGATGCCGGCATCCTGCCTGACTCCGCTCATTATATAGACTGCATCAAAACCAATGCTCATGGTTTTTGCCAACATCTCCGCTGTTGGCGTGGCCCTGCCTGATTCCCAATCCGCAATAGTTGTTTTGCCACAGCCGAGGAAATCACAGAGATTTTGCTGTGTCAGTGATCTACTCCTTCGCTCTTCGCGAAGCCTCGCGCCTATCGTTGATCGGTTATGTGAGGTTTTTTGTTTAATTTCTATTGACATGTTCGGATATCCGGCTTATATTTACGTCATTAACTTGTTTAGACCCTCGAATCATGACACAAATTGGCAACGAAGCGCGTAAGAAAATCGCTTTCATCTTCAAACACTCCAGTATTACTGGCGCAGATCGCATATACGCGCTTAACTTGGCTGGTTATACACAACGCGACCTAGCTAAACACTGCGGAGTTTCACCGCCCCTGGTTAATCAGGTGCTGCATGATAGGTCTAGCAGCCTACAAGTAGCCCTTGGATTATCGAGCTTGATCGGTATTCCAGTGATTCGTATATGGCCATGCGGAAAATACGCCGACAGGAAGCTACAGTCAGACAAACCACAACCCGGTCGAAATCGGTCGAACGAATCGAAGCAAGGCCAAGGTAGCGGGTCAGGCGCGAAAACGCTGTCAGCGGCTTCTGAGGGGGTGGCTTGATGAGCATCGGGCAAGATCGTCACCTGTTGACTTCGCCGGTTAATTACCCCAGCCATCTCACATACGCTGCAAAAGACCGGCTCCGCGCTGAGCGACTAAGAGCTGGCCTCACGCAAAAGCAGCTCTCCGATCTGCTGATTGATGGGATGTTTGAGCAGGTTGACTACGACTCTGATTATAAATCCACCTTTCATTACCTAAATGACTCCGACTCACTTGCTCACACTTTTGCCAGCCGCCAACTCGCAATGCTTTCACCGGGAGCTATCAGCAGATATGAACGTGGGGTAACGCCTTTGCCTTATGGTCTCGGGCGCTTGTTAAGCGCGTGCGGACTAGATGGGGACTGGGTCGCAAAGGGATTCCAGCATAGAGAGCACGGCTCCCGCACATCCCATCACTGCCCCCAATGCGGTTACGCGCTCAACAAAACATAAAGGAGATAAGGAGTGACCAAGGCCATTTCAAAGAAGGCAGGCGAAGTCTCACACGTGAGACCCCACCAGGAAAATGCCGAGCGCTCACACGTGAGCGCTCCGAAGGAAAATGCCGAGCGCTCACACGTGAGCCCTGATCTTTCGCAGTTGCCACAGTTCCAGCTTGCCGCTGATCGCATACGCCAATTCTCACTGGCAGATGGGACACTGGACAAGGCAGCAGAGTTCTACTTGCCGATATCCGGCGGCGAGCTGCTGCAAGGCCAGGCGCTTGATCAGTGGATCCAGCATGCTGAATCGACCAACTTTATGCTCATGGCTGGCCGTGGCCTGGCCTTCCTCATCAAGAAGACTGAGCTGCCGAGCAACACTTTTTATGCCTGGCTGCGCGACAACGGCATTCCAAAATCAAGCGCTCATCGATGCATGGCGGTCGCCAATATGTTCGGCGTGGTGTCGGACGACGTGGCGAAAAAGATCATCACTCTGGAAACGCACAAAGCTTATGCCCTGACCCAGCTCAAGGGTGATGATGAATCCTACGCGGCACTAGAAAAGCTGTGCAGCGAAGGCAAGCTGGAAGAAATATCACCGCTCAGCCGGCAGGATTTTCTTGCCATCATCAAACAGCACAAGCAGGCCAAGGCTGAGCAGAACAGGCAGGACAAAAAGATCGACGCGCTGCAGCAGAGAATCGACGCGCTGCAACCACAGAGTGTTGGCGATGTTCCGGAGAACGTCAGCGCCGCGCGGATAGAGGTCAGCCAGATCCTGTTTACCGTGCGCGATCTGCTCGAACGACTACACGCCATAGTGCATGAGACTGCACATGGCTCGCACCTGTCGAGCGACCCAGTTCTGCGGGCCAGACATCAGGCCCTGATTGTTGGACCGCTTGTCGCCACCATGAGAGCTATCCGCGCCTACTGGACCGAGGTCGCTACCGAGATTGACATGTTTGAAGATCTCGGGGACAAGCTCGAAGATGCCGAGTGGTTAAGCCCGGAAGAGAGCCGTGCTGCGCTGGAGCGCGCAGAACATGTGCTCGGCCTGTACGCCAGAGAATCGCGCTATGGTCTCATGGATAAGCGGCTGTTCTCCGCACGGGGCAAGTGAAATGGCTGAGCGCGCATTGAGAGTTCTTGACGGTGGCATGTCAGGTCTTAAGAAGAAAGCCGCTGAGAAATCGCTGCAGGCGCGTACAGAAATTGAGCAGCAGATCACTGCCAGCGCGACAGATAGATTGGAGAAACGCCAGTTATTGGTGCATAAAATGCAGAGGCTGATGGATGAATCATCTATCAGCGAGGCCGATGCTGCGCGCCTGTTGATCAAGCAATGTGTCGAGAGGCTGGCCCGAAATAACGTCAGGACAGCCGCCACAGCGCTGGCCAGACGCGGCCGTGTTTGCCCGAGCGTCAACAGCCTGGTGAGCTGGTACCGGCAAGCACAGGAAAAGGGCAAGCAAGCACTCAGCGACAAACTGCGTGGCCGTCGCCGCAAAAACTACGGCTGGGAGGCGCGTGCCCTGGAGTTGTACAACAGCCCCAACCGTCCGCAGATTGGCACGCTGGTGTGGTGGCTGCAGCAAGAGGGCCACACTAGCGCCAAATACAACCGCGTGTACACCTATATAAGGAGCCTGCCGGCCGACCTGGGCGAGCATGGTCGGGCGCGTGTCGGCGAGCGCCAGTGGAAGGGCAAGCACACACCCTATGTGGTGCGCGATAAATCCAGCGTGCCGGTGGGCTTTGTCTACGAGGCCGACGGCCACACCTGCGATGTGTACGTGGCGCACCCGGTTACCGGCGGCGTGTTCCGTGCCGAGCTCACGGTGTGGATTGATGTGGCCAGCAACTATGTGGTGGGCCATCTGCTCACCGAATCTGAATCGGCGGTGACCACACTGTTGAGCCTGGGCCGCGCGGTGTCGCAGCACGACCACGTGCCGGCGATGATCCACGTCGACCCCGGCAGCGGCTACCGCGCCAGGATGATCACCGACGATGTCAGCGGGCTGCTGGCGCGGCTGGATATCAAACACAGCGAGGCGCTGCCGGGCAACTGGCGCGGAAAGGGCCTGACCGAGGGTTTCTTCAAGCATTTCGAGGAGCGCTTTGGCAAGCGCTGGGCCACCTACTGCGGCCACTGCCGCACCGATGAGGCGCTGAGCCGCCTGCAGGACAAGATCAAACGCGGCGAGATTGAGCTGCCGCAGTGGGATGAGTACTGCAATGCAATGGCCGAATACTTCGAGGCCCACAACCAGACCCCGCAGCGCGGCCTGGGCATGCGCGCACCGGCCGATCTGTGGGCCAGGCTGGAGAACGTGCCCAGCCACATCGACCCGATGGAACTGATCCGCCCACGTGAGCAGCGGAAAGTCACCTACCAGCGCGTGCAGATGTTCAACCGCAAATATCAGGCGACCGCCGGCGAGCTGGCTGGCTATGAGGGCCAGACCGTGTTGGTGGAGTTTGACCAGCACGACATGACCAGCGTGGTGGTGCGTGATCTCAAGGGCCGGTTTATCTGCGACGCGGGCTGCGTGGACAAGCAGGCATGGCTGAGTGACAGCCACCTGCAGGACCTGCGCCAGAAACGCCAGGCCGGCCAGGCCAGACGCCTGCAGCACAAGCTGGACGAGACCAGGGCACGCGCGCGGCCGCTCATCGAGCTGGCCGAACAGGACGACCGCGCCGAGCTGATCGACAACCAGACCCCGAAGCTGGAGCACAGCAAGCGCTTCAGCATAGACCCCCTGAAAACCGACTATTGACGCAACCGCCAAGGAGTACACAGTGAGCAAAGCACAACGAAAATTCCCGGATCACTACACCGATGAGGACATCGGTACGATCCACTGGATCAACGAGCAGCTAAACAATCAGAAGCTGTCGATCAATGGCCTGAGCCGTGGCACCAAGCGTGGCGAGAGCACAATCAAAGAGGTGCTTTCTGGCACCTACAACGCCAGTCCCGGCAACGTGTTGCTGCAGTGCCGCGATTTTCTCAGCGGCGTGAATAACCAGCCCACCCGGCAGCAGCACCGCAGCAAACCCACCGCCGAAACCAGCGTGTACAAAATTGTTCGCGCTGCCTGCCGCCGGGCGCAGGTGTATCGCGGCTTCAGCGTGGTGTCGGCGATTGTCGGCACCGGGAAAACCCACGCGCTGCACGAGTATTGTGAGCGCAACCCCGGCACCGTGCTGGTGCAGGCGATCCCGATGATGAATGTCACCGTGCTGCTCGATGCCATCGTGCGTGCCACCGGTGCCCTGGTGACCAGCAACAACCGCTTCACTCGCGGCACCAATGCCGACAAGATGACTGCCATTCTGGAGACCCTGACTGGCAGCGATCGGCTGCTGATCGTCGACGAGGCCGAGACGCTTTCGCCCAACACGCTGGAGTATATTCGCCGCATGCGCGATCTGGCCAATGTGGGTGTGGTGCTCTCGGGCACCGAAAAGCTGGAAGTGATTTTGCGCAACAAGCATGGCCGCTTCGGCCAGATCAGCAGCCGCGTGAACTACTGGGCGCGCACCATCCGCAGCATCACCCGCAGCGATGTCGAGCTGCTGGCCAGCAGCTACATGGAGGACTGGTCTGACCAGCTCAGTCCCGACGTGCTGGACGCATTGTGGGGCGCGTGCGATGGCAGCGCCCGCGTGCTGGTCGAGGGGATTATCCCCGGCCTGCACGACTACGTGCTGAGCGAGGGCCAGGACATCACACCGGAGGCGGTGCACGCCGTGGCCACCGAGATTCTGGGGTACCAGTCATGAGCAACCCCCGGCGCTACCGTGGCCCGTTCAAATGCGCAGGGCAGCAGCCTGCCCCAGCGCGCAAGCGGCGCGGGCTCAACGGCGGACATCTGATCAACCTGGCGGCCGTCCTGCTGGTGGCTGCCACACTACTGGAGGTACTACCTATGATCAAGACCAGAACCCAGGACATGCTGCCTGACGCAGCACGCCTAACCGGCGCTGGCTATCGCGAGCCCATGCGCCACTTCCGCGTTGGCCGCCACACCCGCAAGGACAGCGGCAGTGACCGGCGCACCTACCGTCACAACAAGCGGGGCGGACGCCCCTGGAGAAACTCATAATGTCTAGCCTGATATTGTTCAGCCTGACCTGCTGCTGGGCAGCACTCGTTGTCGTCGCCGCCCGCGCGGCGAGCATCCACGGCAGCCACCTTTTCCGCGCGCGCCTGGCCACATTCATCAGCCTGCTGGCGGTGGTGTTCGGCGGTGCAGTGTTGGCCGCCGAGCACTACGTCAACAGCTTTGCTGCGGGCGTGGCGCGCGCGTCGTATTCGGAGTTCTCCTGATGAACAAACAAAACATCCTCGCAAAAATCCGCAAATGCATGGCACTCGCCGCCAGCAGCAACGCCAACGAGGCAGCTACCGCGCTGCGCCAAGCGCAGAAGCTTATGGCCAGGTACGGCATCACCGACGCCGATGTGCGTCTGGCTGACGTGTCCACCGCACACTGCACCACCGCCGTGCCCAGCGCACCGCCGTGGATGGTCGGCCTGTCCAAGGTGGTGGCGCGTGCTTTCCGCTGCGAGCACTGGTACACCTATCGTTACAGCCACAGCTCAGAGCACGTCGAGTTCTGCGGTGTTGGGGCAGCGCCCGAGCTGGCCGCGTACAGCTTCAGCGTATTGCGACGTCACCTAGCCATGCAGCGTTCCCAGTACTACAGGGGCACGCGCGGCAAGCGGAACAACCGCATCAGGAGGGCTGATGATTTCGCCAAGGCGTGGGTGATCCGCATACACCGCGAAGTCGCCCGCTTTGCCGAGCAGCCGCCGGCGCAGGTGCTGGAGTTCAAAGGCCAGAAAGGCCTCATAAGAGTGCCGACCAGCAAACGCGGCAACGGCAAATTGGACGGCCGTGCAGCACAGGCTGGATGGGACGCCGCCGCCGGCGTGAGTCTGCAACACGGCATGCCCGGCAGCGAGCAGGGCCGGATTGGCTCGGGGGTGGGATCATGAGCTTTGACCTATTCGATAAGACTAAAAAAAATGTACGAATCTACGGCGGAGATGTGGTCATCATGACACCGCCCGAGGTCGAGTTGCTTGATCGCATTGCTGAGGCTGCCGCACAGGGTGTGAGAACAAACTCTGCACTGCATTCTTACATAGAGTGGTCAGAACGGCAAACAGCGAGCCGCGTAAAGCAACTGGATGCCAGCATCAATAAGCTTTGCGGAAACCTACAGGCTCTCCATGCCATCCGTGATCGGCTGACAGATCTCTGCCATCGCCACAGCCATCACCTGGAGATCTCCGTACGCGATGAGTGGTTCAACGCGATCGATGACCTCAATGAGCTGCTGGGCGCGCCCTATGAGCAGCCCGATGAGGGCGATGATGAACTCGATGCATTCGACCAGGCATTCGCAGACGCCCAAGCCCAGGACCCAAGCGCAGACATCCGACCGCAGCACTACGGTGGCCCTGATGATCCCTATGAGGCGATCAAGGTCATCGAAGCGTGGGGCCTGAATTTCAACCTGGGCAACGTCCTCAAATACATCAGCCGGTATCGTGGCAAAGGCGCACCGGTGGAAGATCTGCGCAAGGCCCGCTTTTACCTCGATCGCGAGATCGCTGCGATGGAAGCTCGCCGTGGCCAGCAGGTTGGGGGTGATTCATGAACCAGAAAGACACCAATCTCCGACAGGCACTTTTGCGCCTCACTGAGCTACTCACTGAAATAATCCGCAAATATGGCGTGAGCATTCTGTCGGAGGACGTGATTGCTTATGAGGTCAGACTCGAACAGGTGAAGCAGCTCTTGCGGAGTTCATGCGAGCGCGGCCAGCAGGATGATCACGATGACTGCGAAGGCGTGCAGCCATGATTCTCGAATATGAAGATGGCATGACGATAGAGCCGTTCGATCAGGTCGAGGCCAATATCGATGGCCGTTTAGTCGACGCTATCGTTATCAGAATAATGCCGATGAAACGCTGCGTCAGGGTGCGTTATGAAGACCCTATCCTGGTTAAAAGGGACGGCGATCCGCGCGTGTTGTCTGCCACGATAAGAGCAGATGACGTTGAACTGATCGCGAGGGATTGCTGAGCCATGAAACTAACCTGCCCAAACTGCAACCAGCCGCTGAACCTGGACACACTCACCGAGGATGCCAGCGCGCGGCAGCTACTGGCGCTGCTGCCGGAGTTCGGCCCCGCCTCTGGCCTGGTGGTGGCGTATCTGTCGTTTTTTCGCCCGCGCGTCCAGGCGCTGCGCTGGTGCCGGGCGCTGGCGCTGGCCACGGCGCTGCAGCAACTGCGTGATGACGGCGGCTACAGCGATCGACAGTTGTGGTGGGCGCTGGATCGCGCCATTGCAGCGCTGGCCGAAAAGCGTCACGCCGAGGGCCAGCAGTGGCAGCCGATGCGGAGCCATCGCTATCTGGAAAAAATACTGGCATCGGCCCCGGCCGACAGCGGCCAGGTGCTGCGCACTGCGTCTGGGCAGCAACAGCAACCAAGCTGGCAGCAGCAGGGCGCTGCCAACCTCGACCAACTCCGGAGGCTCGAATGATCAACTACACCGCCGTGCCCAAATGGCTGCGCGACGCCGTCACCGACGGCGTGCAGTTGCTGTTTGACCTGCGCCTGCCATCCGCGCCGGCACAGGACCGCATCCACCACACCGCCATGAGCCTGGCCTGCACCATCTACCGCTGGCCGTTCGCCTGGTCGCGCGAGAGCGACCTGCCGCGCATCCGCCAAATGTTCCAGCAGGCAGCCGGGCAGTGCACGCGCTGGCCCACCCCGGCCGAGCTGCGCCAGCACCTGCCGCCACGCCCGCGCCCGCCGGCACTGCCCGAACCGCGAGGCGTCAGCGTGGATATGAGCACCGTCGAGGCCGAGATTGAAAAGATATTTGGAGAATCAAGCCAATGAAACTGAATCGCGATCAACTCAAACGCCGCCTGCTGCAGGTGCTGGCCAGCCACACCTGCCGCGACGATTGCATCAGCATGACCCAGCTGGTGCCCGCTGTGCTGGGTGACTATGTCATCCCCAACAAGCGCTATGACCAGAGCCGGATCGTGCGCAGCCTGGTGGCGCAGTGCCGCCGCGAGGGTGCGCCGATTTGCATCCGCAGCGGCAAATATGGTGGGTATTTTTTGGCTACCAATCCAGAGGAACTTGAACACACCGCCAAGTGGTTCCGCAAGCGCGCCATGTCCAGCCTGAAGCAGGAAGCCCTGCTGCGGGGCATGGCGATATCCGACCTGGTCGAGCAGATCTCGCTCGACCTGACCACCGACAAAGGAGTAAGTGAAAATGCCTGAGAAAATCAAAACCACCGTAGCGGTGAACATCCAGAACCGTGAACAGATGGTCGATGCGATCGGCCAGATCGGCGTCGCGCAACGCGAGCGCGAACGCATCAAGGCCGACATGAACGATGCCATCGACAAAATCAAAAAGGACTACGAGCTGCAGGCACACCCGCACGCCAAGACAATCAAGGACCTGAGCAACGCCGTCGCGGGTTTCTGCAACGCCTATCGGGACGAGCTGACCGGGGGCGAGAAAAAGACCGTGAAGCTGGCCACCGGGGTCATCAACTGGCGCAAACGCCCGGCGCGGGTGAGCGGGCGCGCCCGGCGGAGGCCCGCCACGACGAGGGC